CTCTGCTCCTCATAACGTCGCTTCATATACCGCTACTCAAAGTGCGGGCGGTACAGTTAGGTCTGCAATGCACTGGACCGGGACGTATGAGCAGAGATGGCAGATGTTGATGCAGGCTGCATACGACGCAGCCAATGTAAACGGTCTCTTGGATACTGTTGGTTACGTCAAAGTGACGATGGCAACCAACACTACCGCAGAACTTCGGTGGCCATCTGAGTACGGTGGCTATGTTGCTGGTACAGAATTGGGAATGAAGAACGCAGGCTGGCGTCCTACGCTGGCTAAGGACTCAATCATCAGAATGTGTCAGTCTACTGCCGCTATCTGGGGGATGGTTCCTGTAAACACTCCGTGTGGGATTGACTGTGCTATGTCTTCGGAGTACTTTATGACCCCGCACATCGACGATGCAGGGAACATAGGTGCGGTTCAGCACATCTTTCCTCCTATCTTGGACGCTATGATCGCTATTGCAGGACCGGGAGCAAGTGGTCACAGTGATGCTATTGGTCTAGGTGGTGTTACAGACGGAATTGATTCTCTTCTGTTGCCATACATCAACACCGCTACTATCGGTGGGCAGATGGCTGAGAAAGAGTTCGGTTGGCCTCAGTGTACTCCAGGGGCTAAGCCTAACTGTCCGTGGAGCCCTCATCCTAGTGGACGACCTACAGCGGCTTGTCAAGCAACGGTCTATGACCAATCTTGTCGCTTTGCTCAAGGACAAGGTGGAAAGTTCATGGAGATCTTCGGCGGAACGTCAACGTGTTATCCAGCTGAAACACTTCAAATGGCCGTCGATTTCGGTTGGCCGACTAGCTAAGGAGCGTAAAACATGACTCTCGCACTTGTGAGGGTGATTGATCGACCTACAGGAACTGTGGTCTGGTCGAGAGCTATCGACTTCGCTGAGCCGCGGTCAGTCATCGCTGTGAACTCTGCGTCTGGAACAGTCTTCAAGCGAGTCCAGGCGACAGACACCGCGGTGAACATCTACATCAGCGAAAACACCACCATCGCTCCTGCGGTCTTTGTGGAGGGTGAAAGTGATGGGGATGGTGAGGGAGGCCGTCTTTAGTGGCAACTAAACGGCCCAAGATGTTGTCCGTTCAGGACATTATCGGTTCGGTGTCTGAGGGACTCCGAAGGGCTGCTGTACGTCCCAACATCAGTGGGTACAAACCTCAGCCGAAACAAACTGAGTTCCACAAGTCAACAGCAAGAACGCGAGCAATCTTCGCCGGCAACCGATTTGGGAAGACTGTCGGCGGGGCAGCAGAAGGAGTCTGGAGAGCGACAGGAACTCATCCTTACCAGAAGACACACCCTACGCCAACTCAGGGTCGTGTTGTAGCAGTTGATATCCTACAGGGTATCAACAAGATTGTTCTCCCGGAGGTTTCACGTTGGATTCCGCCGAGCAGCTTGATCAATGGCTCATGGGAGGACAGTTATTCATCTGGCCTGAGGACACTTACGTTGGTGAACGGCTCCACTATCGAGTTCATGAGCTACGAGATGACAGTGGAGAAGTTCGCAGGTACTTCGAGGTCGTGGACGTGGTTTGACGAAGAGCCACCGGAAGACATCTACAACGAGTGTTTGCTACGCCTTGCTGATCAGAAAGGTGTGAATTGGCTTACAGTTACACCCCTCGAAGGCATGACGTGGATGTACGACAGAATCTTCGAAGCAGCAAAAACAGATCCTTCTATCTTCGTCATTACTGGCTCTACCGACGAGAACATCTACGTCAGCGCTTCTGAGATTGAGGCAATCCTCTCAGGGATGAGCGAAGACGAGAAGAAAGCCAGGCGTCATGGAACATTCATGCAACTCGGCGGACTCATCTACAAGACCTTCACCGTCGAAAACGTTATCGACCCCATTTTCAATAGTGATCTGTGGGACATCTACAAGCGAAGCTGGCAGTTTGCATCTGGCATGGATGCGGGATTCCATAACCCCACAGCGTTTTTGTTTGCGGCGTACGATCCAGAAGGAAGGATCGTAGTCTTCGATGAGTACTATGTCGCTGGTGAAACCGTTAGTAATCACGCAGGGGCGATTCGTGAGCGTGTTGGAACCTATATGGTTCCTATGGAGTATTTTGTTGGGGATTCTTCTATTCGTAATACTGATCCTCTTACCGGAACGTCTATCCAAGCGGAGTACGCTGAGAACGGCATTGGGATTGTTCTCGGCTCAGGAGATGTCAAAGCAGGAATAAACCGGGTCTCATCTGCTTTCGAGCAGAAGAAGCTGTACATCACTCGTAACTGCGAGAAACTGATTTGGGAACTTAACAGATACAGGTGGCAGCGTTGGAAGAACTCTAAGACGGCGGCGGATAACAACCTCAAAGAAGAGCCAGTCAAGAAGGATGATCACCTATGTGACGCGTTGCGCTACTTGGTGACGAGTAGGCCCGGCTTTGAAGTCGGTAACAGTAGCAACTTCCAAGGAGGCTCAAGAGGTTACCCAGAAGCGATCAACCCCGAAGAGCGCATCGACTATGAGCTACTACGGGAGTTGGAAGGGACTGTTTCAGATGACCTATTAGGGTCTGATTGGTGAATTAAAAATCGCCCCCCTGTAGATAAAGGTTGGGTTTCGAGAATGCCAAGAATCCATGTGCAGGTGAAAAACTTCGACAACGGAGAGATTTACTTCGAGTGTGACTTCGAGCAAAGTACCGGAGTAGACGTAGCGTTGGGAACGAATGTAGGCTCTCTCTATCAGTCGTCTAACTCTCTAACTCACGTTTCATTGGACCTAGCCGGGGAGATGGTCCGCCCTGTAGACACGCAATTGGAGCTTTTCAGTGGACTTGGTAATTGACCCGCTTCCCATTGAACCCTCCTTTTGTATCTTCTGCAAGAAAGGCAGGGGAGCAGATTTCTATGTTTCTACAGGGCTTCACGGCCCTGTAGGGTACTTGTTCATCTGCTCCAACTGTTTCTCTGAGATGGCCGCAGCAATTGGGTTCAAGCACATATCATCCGTCGATTCAGCGATTCTGGATCTTGAGCGAAAGTTGGAGCAGACGCAACTGCGTCTAGAAACTCATGAGCTACTTGTTGATACTCTGCGCAACAACGGTATTGATCTGTCTAATCTTGTGCGTCTCGTATCTGACGAGGCTGCGATTGCTCGGGCAATTCGAGCAGAGGAAGCTCGACGGCGACGAGAGGATGCGGCTAAACAGCTTGCTCGTGAGCAAGAATCTGGAAGTAGCATCTACTCTCCAAGCGCTTTCACACCCAATATATGATCAGCAACCTGGGACATTTACGTCGGGAGATGATGCTGCTCTAGCAGAGTACCTAGTCAGGTACGGGGTCGGAGAAGATGTTGGGGACTTTCAAACGAACCTTGAACAGGATATAAAAGACCTCGGTCTAGTCCCGGAAGGTGATTACTAATGTCCATGCCCGCGGAATCTCTTCCGGTAGCTCCTAACCCCGACGGGCCACAGCTGAAGATTGTCAAGGCTCAGGACCCATTCTCTGGGAAGAAGCCGAAGGACATCGCTGATTACGTGTCCGACGCCAACAAGAAGTTCACGCAATGTCAAGAGACTCGACAGCAGTTCGAGAAGGTCTGGTACACAAACCTAGCGTTCTTCTTTGGGAAGCAGAACGCTCAGTGGACGTCTTCTACGTCCTTCGATAATTCTCGGCTCTATGAGCCACCTGCACTTCCTTGGCGAGTTCGTATGGTCGTCAACAAGGTGCGATCTGTTGTTCGTCGTGAGCACGCGAAGCTCATCAAAGAAGACGCTCAGTGTTATGTTCTGCCGGCGTCAACTGACGATGAAGATGTCATCGCTGCGCGTGCTGGTGAGACGATCGTTCAGTACGTGTTCGATGAAGCGAAGTACAACACCGCAAAAACTCGGGCTGCGCTTTGGATGTGCTTGACTGGTACGGCTTTCACGAAGACGTACTACAGCCAAGAGAAGGACGAGATCTACATTGATCCTGTGACTTCCTTCGCGCTCTATGTTCCTAACCTACAGGAAGAGGAAATTGAGCGGCAGCCTTTCGTGATTCATGCGAGCACGAAGACTGTGAAATGGATCAAGGACACTTACCACATCGACGTGAAGGCAGACACAACTCTCGGAAACGCTCCACTTGAGAACCGTCTTCTTCAAGGGCTGGGTATCAATAAGCCTTCAAAGGAAGATGGTTGTTACGTCAAGGAGATGTGGATTCAGCCGTGTGGGGATCATCCAGAGGGAGCGGTTCTCACGTGGACGGGAGAGACTGCGCTTGGATACGCAGACTTCCTTCCATACGGTCCTACGTACCCGTTCGCTAAGATCGAGCACATTCCTGCTGGTAGGTTCTACGGAACGTCAGTAATTGAGGATCTTGTTCCGTTGCAGAAAGAACGGAACAAGACCATCTCTCAGCTTCTTGAGGCGAAGAACAGGATGGCTCGTCCTCAGTGGGTCGCTCAGAAGGGTTCGCTTGACGCTCGGAAGATGACTACTGAGCCTGGGTTGATGATTTTCTACAACCCCGGCTTTCAAGCTCCTGTTCAGGCTCAGATGGCTTCTATCCCGAGCTACGTGATCGAGGAGCTTAATCGTATTGATCAGGACATCGACTTCATTTCTGGTCAGAACGCGATTACTCGCGGGTCGAATATGCAGGGCATTCGTTCTGCTGCGGCCCTTTCCTATCTACAGGAGCAGGCAGATGCCATGTTGCTCCCGGCGACGAATTCGATAGAGATGGGGACAGAGAAGACAGGCAAGATCATTCTCAATATTGTGAGTCAGTATTGGGATGAAGAGCATCTCGTGAAAGTCGTAGGCCACAACAATGCCTTTGAGGCTAACATGTTCTCTAAGGCAGACATTCGTGGCAATACGGATTTTCATGTTGTCCAAGGTTCGGCACAACCGCAAAGTCTGGCAGCTAAGCAGGCAGTTCTTACGGAGTTTGGTAAGCTCGGCTGGATCAAGCCAGATCAAGTACTCAAGTACCTTCGATACAGCGAGACTGATCGACTCTACGAAGACTCGCAGCTTGATGAGCATCAAGCAACTCGTGAGTTCACAAAGATCTCTGAGACCGCTCAGTATATTCCAACGAACGACTACGACAATCACATGGCTCACTTCACTAGCCACACTTCGCACATGCGTACAGAGAGCTACGAACAAGAGGACCCACAGATCAAGCAGCTGAAAGCTCAGCACTTGGCTGAGACTCGTCAGCGAATCATGGCCTTGGGGATCAATCCCGACACGGGACAACCAATTGCACAGCCACAAGGTTCTCCACAACTAGCACAGCACGCTAACAAGGGCGCAGAACCACAAGAGTTCGGAGCGCCTCCAACAGAAGGGGATCACGGTTTCTAATGTCCGATACTAACGTCAATGGGGACAGTGGTGAGCCAGTTTCACCGATCGACTACAACGCTTTGCCGGATGATCCGCACTTCATTCCTCCGGAACTGAAAGACGACTCGCTAGCATCTCCGTTCCTCTCCAAGATCACGGATGACAACGAGCGCAAGATCGTTGAGAAGTACGTCCGTGAGTGGGACGCAGGTGTCACGAAGAAGGTCATGGGAATCCATGATCAGTATCGTCCATACAAAGAGCTGGGTGTGGACATTGATCAGATTCGTCTGGCAATGAACATCATGCAGACGCTGGATTCCAACCCACAGCAAGTGTGGCAGATCCTCAACGAGCAGTACGGTCAAACTCCGCAGCAACAGCAGAGTAACGGTCTTCCTGGAGTTCCTGAGCTTGACGAGGATGATCCGTACTCAGGTCTGCATCCTGTTGTTGCACAGGAACTCAAGCAGATGCGTGAGATTGTTCAGCTGATGGCTGGGCAGCAGATCCAGCAGCGAGAAGTACAGAACCAAGGTCAAGAGGATCAGATGCTCGAGCAGCATCTTGCAAGACTTCATGATCAGCATGGTGACTTCGATGAGGATTTCGTGATGACGAAAGTTCTCGCTGGTCGTAGTTGGGACTCGGCTCTCGAAGAGTACAACGGTCTGATGCAAAGACTTACTGGGACAGTTCGTCGTGCACCTTCCGTTCTTGGTGGTGGTGGAGCCATTCCGGCGAACAAGATCCCGCCGTCAAAGCTCGGTACTGAAGACCTCAACAAGTTCGTGGCCGATCAACTCGCAGCTCTTCATCGGGACTAGTTTGTTGAGGACTTGCAACAAACACGGTTTCTAGTAAGGTCTACAACGTCGGAGCACTTCGCCAGCACTTGTGCCAGGGGGAAGTGACTCATTCAGGACAGCAAACAGCGCTTGCGCCAGGGGCTTGATCCTTTCCTAACAACACAACCCGAACTTAGGAGAAGTTCATGCCCGGCGCAACCATGACCACGGTGAACTCCCTGTTGAAGGAAGTTTACTACGGCAAGATCAACGATCAGCTAAACGACGAAGTCGTCGCTGATTCCCGCATGGAGCGGACGTCAGATGGTGTCGTAGACACTGTCGGTGGTAAGTACGTCACGTTCCCTCTTCGTGTCTCGCGTAACGCAGGCATCTCGTACCGAGCAGAGAACACACAGATCGCTGATCCTGGGCAACAGGGTTACGCATCTGTTCAGGTTCCTCTCAAGAACGGGTACGCTCGTTTCCGGTTCACTGGTCAGGTGATGGAACTTGCGGAGTCAAATCCGCAGGCGTTCGCTTCCTCGATGACTGAGGAAATGGATCGTCTCAAGGACGACATCTCCAAGGACAGCAACCGGATCACTTACGGTGACCCAGTTGCGAACGGTGCTCTCTGCTACATCGCAGACACCGCTACGTCAGCAACTCACATCGTCAACGATACTCGCAACCTCCAGGTTGGCGAAGTCGTTGACGTGCTCGTGAATACCACTGGTGCCGCAACTGGTGGTATCGCTTCTACGCAGGCGACTCCTGTGACCATCGTGTCGGTGAACGACACAACGAAGTCGGTTGTTTTCTCGGCCTCGTTCGGTCCGACTGTTGCTGCTCCGACTGCGGCTTTTCACGCCGTGTATCGAAGTGGCAACCGTAACTTGGAGCCAAGCGGTCTGCTCCAGGTTCTCTCGACGACTCTTCCACTTCACGGTCTTGACCCTGCCACTCAGCCAATCTGGCAGGCGAACGTGATCAACGGAACGACGCCGGGAACTCCGCAGGCTCTCACCGAACTCAACATGATTACGGGCTGTGACTTGGCTCGTAAGAAGGCTGGGTCGAGCGGCAAGATCAGCGTGATCTTCTGTTCCCTCGGTGTTCGTCGTTCGTACTTCTCGCTCCTGGTCGGTGCGCGTCGATACAACGACCCGAAGACTTACGAAGGCGGCTTCGTTGGTCTCGCGTTCAACTACGGCAAAGACATCCCCGTTGTCGAAGACGTGGATGCCCCGCCGAACAAGATGCTCATGATCACCGAGAGCATGATCAAGAAGTTCCGCAAGAAGCCGTGGGCTTACGTGGATGCCGACGGAGACATCCTCAAGTGGGTCAGGGACTTCGATGCCTGGGAAGGCATGATGCGTTGTTACTGGGAGTACGGGACGAAGCAGCGGAACGCCCACACTCTCTACAACGACATCACGGAGTCCTAGTTTCTGTTGGGGTCAGCCCACTTTCAACAGAGTGAGAGAGCCGGTCCTTCGGGGCCGGCTCTCTTAGTTATAGAGAAGGAGTTTCTGTGGCTACAGGCACCCTACAGGATATGTTTCGGGACTATCTTGTGACAAAGGGTTACTCTGGCGCGGTCCAGGATATGGAACGTCAGTGGTGGGCAGCTTATGGGAATGTTCCTCTCATTGGGACATACGACGACGTGAAGATGGCTGCTCTTACCAAACTTCTCACGCCCGTCGGAACTCCTACCGTTGCTTGGACTCAGAAGCAGACGTCTAGCGCTAACGTGTTGTTGACACTCACAACGCCAGCAGACACTCAGATAGCAGATCAGATTTTTTGTGTTGCAGCTCTTTCGGGAAACCCTGGTACAGCTCCTGCACCGTTTGTAGCTGTCGGTGTAAATGCCCTTGGTAATGGGCAACAAAACTTCTACAAAGCCACAGGCTTGACGCCGAACACGGTGTACGCTTGGCCTACTCTCTCCGCTCAAATGGCTGCAATGTTTATTTGTGTGCGGAATGCTTTGGCGGCTCCTGTGTACACGAACAACCCGAAGCCTGCCGTTGTTAGTACCTCTCATCCAACACTTGGGATTACGTTCGCCGCTGGTGACGGGCTGTATCTTAGCGCCGTTGCTGATCGCTTGACACCGTTTGTCGCGGGCCCGACATACCAGCCCCCTGTAGGTTTTACCAAGGTCGATTCCGTTTTCAGTCAGAACCTCACTGACGGTGCAGCTTTTGCCGCTATGGCTCCTACAGGGAGTAACGTGGGAGCAGGTAACTGGACGATCTGCCAGAACACACTAACAGCTGCTACCTGTT